AATGTAAGTGATTCCGTCATTTATTTCACAACTATCCGGCCAAATTATTTTGTGCCGGGGCAATCTGTCATTGTTACCGGGGCCGGAACCTACAATGGCACTTACACAGTCACCGATGATCGGATTGAGCCATTTACATTTACAGCGGCCACAGCTGCAGCTGACCGGACTTACCCATTGCCATTTATCCCAAGCGCATTGGCTACATTAAGCGGATCATCAGCTGCACAGCTGTACGCCAGCACACCGCCAATTGAAAACGCAATTTTGGTTGTTTCGGTTGAGATTTTCCAAAGCATTACAGCTCCCGGCAATCAAATTATGGCAGACAATTTTCAGCCATCACCATTTGTGCTTGGTCGCAGCTTAACAAATAGAGTCGTTGGCCTTTTAGGCCCATTCTTGGATGTTGAGGCAATGTGCCAATGACCATTGAAGCTGACATCCGCACGCCATTGCAGACCGCACTTTCAACAATTGCAGCCAATGTGTATAACGGCATTCCGGAGGCAATGACTAGCCCAAGCATTTGTTTGATTCCCGATGCACCTTATCTTGAGAGCGTTTTAATTAATGGCGCAACAACTAAAGTCAAAATCAATCTGACCGTGACTGGTGTTGTTGCATATATGAACAACGCAGCAGCTTTGGACAACCTCGAACAACTAATGATTGACATTATCAGCACAATGCCATCTGGTTATGAAGTCGGCAATGTCAATCAACCTCAACCATTGGAAGTCGGTGCAGGTAAATACCTTACAGCCGATTTACAAGTCAGCACCTATTACACCAACTAAGGAGAAATCATGCCAACAACAATCGTCACCGGCAGAGACATCACTTTCACCATTGCTGGTGATACTTATGATGCTCAGGCCACCTCAGCAACACTGACTATTGATTCCACAATCAATACATATCAAACACTCGATGGCAAGGCGTATTTTACGACTGATTCGCAAGGATCGTTCGCTGTTGAAATGCTTGCCGACTGGCCAGCAGGTGGATCACTGTGCAACGCGCTTTGGACAGCGGCAGACACAGCACCAAACACACCATTGGCGGTTGTTTTTACAGCTGCATCAGGATCAACATTCAATTTTGATGTGCAGCCAATTTTCCCATCAGCTGGAGGCACAGCACCAGATGCACAAACTGTCTCACTAGCATTTACCTGTGTGACCACACCAACACTATAAAAAGGAGATCGGGAGCATGAAATTACCAATCACAATAGAGTTTGTTTCGGGGGATAGCGCGACATATACCGCGCTACCACCGGAATGGATGAAATGGGAACAAAAAACCGGAAACACGATTCAACAAGTGTCTGAGAAATTAGGCATTGCAGATTTGATGTTTTTGGCGTATCACGCAAGCAAGCGCGAGGCAGCTGGAAAGCCTGTCAAGCCATTTGAAGTGTGGTGCGAGACTGTGACTGACATCAGCATGGGAGAAACCGAAAACCCAAAAGTTACGAATCCGGATCAATAAACCGGATTCTTTGGGAATTAGCAATCACCACGGGATTGTCACGATCAGAGTTTCAAACGGCCGAAGATGTTTTAACAGTTTTTGAGATTCTAAGGATACGAAATGGCGACTGAGGCAATTACATACGATAAGAATGAATTGCGCGGGATTCTTAAGGCTTTTAAAGCCATGGATGAAAGAGCTGTGCAACAAGCCAAAGGCGTATCAAATGGGTTGGCCACTTATGTGCAATCAAAAATCAAGAGTGCAGCTGGTGGCCGACCAAATAAAGCCGCCAGCCGTGTTGCTGATGGATCGCGTGTAAGCAAATCATCCAAAATTGGCGAATTGTCATTTGGCTTTGTATCTCAAAAATTTAGCGGTGGAGCTACAACCCAACAGCTTTGGGGCGGTTACGAATTTGGTTCAAATAAATTCAAGCAATTTCCGGTGTGGTCAGGCCGTGAAGGTCGCGGCTCAAGAGGATACTTTATTTATCCAACCTTGAGAGCTGAGCAACCTCACATTATTGCTCAATGGGAAGCTGCATTTACTAAGATTTTGAAGGAGTGGTGATGGCCGGACAAAGTAGAACGCTCAAGCTCTCTATTCTGGGTGATGTAGATCAGCTCAAAAAAAGTCTTAGCACCGGCTCAACAGAGGTGCAAGGTTTTGGCGATAAAATTGGCAATTTTAGTAAAAAGGCTGGATTGGCGTTTGCCGCAGCTGGTGCCGCAGCTGCCGCATATGCTGGCAAATTGCTTATTGATGGTGTGAAGTCTGCCATTGCCGATGAAGCTGCACAAACTAAATTGGCCACAACTTTGGAAAATGTCACCGGTGCCACAAATGCTCAAATTAAAGCGGTCGAGGCGCAGATACTTAAGACATCTTTATTGACTGGAAAAACCGATGATGAGCTGAGGCCATCGCTAGATCGTCTATTGAGAAGCACAAAAAATGTTGAAGAAGCACAAAGGTTGCAAGCTATTGCTTTGGACATTAGTGCAGGATCGGGCAAATCTTTAGAAGCCGTTTCAAATGCGCTTGCCAAAGCTAGTGAAGGTCAAACCACAGCTCTTGGAAAACTAGGTGTTGGCATTAGTGCTGCCGAGCTTAAAACTATGTCATTTGAGCAAATCACAGCTAAATTGGCAGGCACATTTGAAGGTCAGGCATCAAAACAAGCTGACACATTTGCCGGCAAAATGGCTCGTCTCAATGTGGCAATTGATGAAGGCAAGGAAACAGTCGGATCATTTGTGCTGGACGCAATTACGCCGCTAGTTGATAAATTTGTTGATGATGTTGTTCCAGCAATCCAAAAATTTGCAGATGCAATTGGGCCACAGCTTGAGCCAATCATAAAAGCTTTGGGCACATACATCAATGACACATTTGTTCCAGCGTTCAAAGCCATTTGGTCATTTCTTACCACTTTTCTTATTCCAACATTTACGGCAGTTTTAAAGCCAGCTCTTGAAGGATTGAATACGGCATTTAATACAGTTAAAACGGCTATCAATAATAATTCTCAGGAATTAAAACCTTTGGTTGGATTTATGAAAGCGGTCGCGGATTTTGCCAAAGATACGCTTGCTCCAATTTTAGGTGGTGCTTTAAAAATAGCTTTGAATGTAGTTGCAGGAATAGTTGCAGGCCTTGTGACTGGTTTCTCTAATTTGGTTTCGGGCATCAATTCTGTTGTCACTAAAGTAAAAGCATTTATTGAATTGATGAAAAATAATCCGGTTACGCGATTTTTTGGTGGTGGGGATAATTCTAAAGGCTTGAGAGCCGGCACGGCAGAATTTGGCGCAGATATGGGCGGCGATCCATTTGCCAGCAATGATGGAGGAGGTCAAACATTTGGCGGTGCAATTGATCCGCGCACTTTTACAGGCGCACCGCTTGGTGCCTATTCACCAGCGATGCAAGCTGCAATTTTAAGGCGCGAGGAATTAAAGGCAGAAACCGAAAGATTGCGACAAGCGAGAGAAGATAGAGCTGCAAACCGCGTGATTGCAACCGGTGGGCTTACAACGGCCGAGCGCGTGATAATCAATGTCAATGCTGCCTCAATTATTGATGAGGAAGGATTTTCCAGAGCCGTTTCAGATGCGCTCAATAATTCGACTTTCAGAGGCACCAATGGCGCATCGAATTTGGTTTATTTATGACACTTTTTAATCCTGTTTGGCGTGTCAAAATTGGTGGTGTTCAATATACAAATTATGTTTTGGCCAACCTTTCGACCACATCAGGTCGCACCAACATTTATGAGCAGGCAAATGCAGGATATGTAAATCTTGAGCTAATCAATTTAGATCAATCCAACATTGACATTGAAATTAATGATTCTGTCACTATTGAATTGCAAGATTCCACAGCTACATTTGTGCCAATCTTTGGCGGCACAGTCGTTGATTTAGGCATTGGCATAGCTGCATCGGGTGCGGTCGGAATTAACCAATCTGTCAGAATTACAGCTGTGGGAGCTTTGGCCAGATTGCCAAAAGCCTTGACCGATGGCGTGCTGACACAGGATTTTGATGGAGATCAGATTCTTACAATCCTCACAGATTTGTTGGTCAATTCATGGAATGAAGTGCCAGCAGCTTTGACATGGGCTACTTATGATCCAACAACTCAATGGCAGGATGCTGAAAACACAGGCTTGGGCGAAATTGACACACCCGGCAGCTATGAATTGGCACAACGATCATCATCAACCATTGATGTTTATTCATTAGTGTCAGCTTTGGCAACATCGGGATTGGGCTACATTTATGAGGATGCTCAAGGCCGCATCTCCTATGCCTCGGCAGATCATCGCTCAATTTATTTGGCCACCAATGGCTACACCGATGTGTCAGCAGCTCAGGCATTAGCTAATTCATTATTTGTGCAAACTAGAGCTGGTGACATCAGAAACGAAATTGTGCTGAAATACGGCACCAATTCAAATTCCGAGGTGACAGATAGTGATGCCGATTCCATATTGGCCTATGGCAAACTAGCTCAAATCATTACAACAACAGTCAAGCATCAAAATGATGCTGAGGATCAGGCAGCGTTTTATTTAACGCTCAGAGCCTACCCACAGGCTAATTTCAATCAAATCACATTTGAGCTAACAAACTCTGAAATTGACGATGCAGACCGCGATGCCTTAATTGGCATTTTTATGGGCTTGCCTTTACGCATCACCAATTTGCCACTTAACATGGCATCAGGCACCTATCTTGGATTTGTTGAAGGCTGGTCATGGCGTGCCTCTTACAACAGCGTTTCGGTCACGGCTATCCTTTCGCCATTGTCATTCTCATTGCAAGCCATGCAATGGCAGGATGTCGCAATTGCAGAACAATGGAACACAATTAGCGGAAGCCTAAATTGGGCTGATGCGTTAGTCGTAGCGTAAGGAGACAAATTGAGCAATCCAACAACCCCGTTTTCGTGGCAAATGCCGACAGCCACGGATTTGGTCACAGATTTACCGGCAGACTTTGAGGTTTTTGGTCAAGCTGTTGCCACATCAATGGCCGATTTATTAGGTGGCACAGCCGGTCAAATTCTTGCAAAAAATTCAAACACCGACATGGACTTTGTTTGGATTGCAAATGATCAAGGCGATATCACCGGAATTACAGCCACATCTCCTTTGACAGGTGGTGGCACATCGGGTGCTGTAACTGTTGGAATCCAAGATGGCACAACAGCTCAAAAAGGCGCGGTGCAATTAGAAAATTCCACATCTAGCACATCGACAACAACGGCAGCCGTGCCGGCAGCTGTGAAGTCAGCTTACGATCTAGCTGATGGTGCAATTGCTAAAACAACAGTGACAACTGCTGGAGACATTATTTATCGAAATGCAACTGTGCCAACACGTTTAGCAATTGGAACTGCTGGTCAGGTTCTTGCAGTAAATTCAGGTGCAACAGCTCCAGAATGGATTGCAGCTCCCGGAGTAGGCACTTGGTCATCAGCTGCATCAGGTTCATTTACAGGTTCAAGTGTTGTAATTAGCTCACTTACTGGTCGTGAATTTATGATACAGGTCAATGGGTTATCAACTGGTGGGGACAACACTCCACTTTTAAGATTTAACGGCGACAGTGGGCAAAATTACGGACGACAGAATCTTCAAGACGGATTCAATGATGGAATGACATTAGGTCGCACAGGAAGCGCGGGCGCAGCTTTACAAGGAATGGTTTATATTCCAAATGCTAGTGAAACAACAATGTGGAAATATGCAATCGGTGGTCGAAATGGCGAAGTCTATGGCGGATTCTATAAAGGAACTTCTGCAATCACTTCAATCACTATCGATGGTAATGGCGGAACATTTGATGCAGGAACTTATACAATTTGGAAAAGAGGCTAGTTATGAACATCAAAATTCACAACGCCGAAACAGGCGAAATTATTGAACGCGAAATGAATGCCGAGGAATTAAAGCAATGGAATAAGGATAAAGCGAATTCAGATGCGGAATTGGCAAAAATTGCTAAAGCCGAAATTGACAAAGCAGCCTTATTAGCCAAATTAGGCATTACAGCCGATGAAGTAAAGCTTTTGTTGTTGTGACATTCCCACAAGGCACATTGCCTCGATTGATTCAAGTCGCTCTTGCCGAAGTCGGCACAGCTGAAACTGGAAACAACGAGACAAAGTATGGCAAGCACATGAAAGCCGACAAGCTGCCATGGTGTGGGTCATTCCTCAATTGGTGCGCAGATCAAGCTGGTGTGAAAGTGCCAAATGTGGTCAGCACTAAGGCTGGAGCTGAGGCGTTCAAAAAAAATAAACAATGGCACGAAACACCAAAGATTGGTGATTTTGTGTTTTTCGATTTCATTATTGATGACAAGGTAACAATCAATCACATTGGTTTAGTTATCCGGGCATCGGAGAAACAAATTGTGACTATCGAAGGCAACACATCAGGCGGTGGGGATCAGCGCAATGGTGGCGAGGTCATGGTGAAATCAAGAACTTTGGGAGCAAGGTCATTTGTTGTCGGTTACGGCCGACCAACTTATGGCGCGTTTTCGGGTGATTTGCCCGACCGACCAAAAGGAGAAAAATAATGGATCAAGCAAAAGCAATGCTGGCATCATGGGCAAGAAGCTCTGTGGCTGGCGCGTTGGCCGTTTATATGACAGGCAATACCAATCCAAAGGATTTAGCTTTGGGCTTAGTAGCTGGACTTGTTCCGGTTTTAGCTCGATGGGCTAACCCAAATGATGTGGCATTTGGTAACAAGAAGTGACTCGAAAACTGCTCGCAGCAGTATTGATTTGCTTAGGTTTATCAATACTGACTGCTTGTGGTTATCAAGGATGGACACGATATGAATGCCAAGAATTCAAGAATTGGGAAAAGCCAGAATGCCAAAAACCGCAATGCATCCCATTGGGAAACTGCACTAGCGATGTCATTGGATCATTATCGCCATCGCCCAGAACGACGCCGTAGCGCAGAAGAAGTCCATGCGCAGCTAATTCTTATTATTGGCACAACTCTTGCCATGGTCTTTCTTATCGTTACAATTGGAATTACCTACGCTTTAATTTTTGTGACTCAGCCAATATCAGCTCAGGCTCCCAATGATGCCGCTTTTATTGATTTGCTAAAAACGCTGGCAATTTTCTTGACCGGTTCATTGGGTGGTGTGTTGGCTGGAAATGGATTAAAGAGCAAGCCGAAAACTGGTAGCGACACGCCACAATCCACGCGGGAATCTTGAATTTGTCGGTTTTGCCTGTCACTCTCTATTTCGGGAGCTGAGACACGGCTCCCAGAAACGGGAGCAAGAAAATGAGTAATGAAATCGGATTGTTTGTGATCATGGCAATTGCCTGCATTCTGTGGGCTTTGATGTCATATTCCATCGGCTACAAAGAAGGCCACAAAGACGGCTATCAGCGAGGCAAGGCCGTAAAGCGTCACGCATCATCACAGGTGGTGCGCTAATGGCTTTCATGGATAACTACGAAGGCAACAAAGAGCGCACAGATCGTTGGCTTGCCACATTTCCGCAAGGCCGTTTAGAGGCTCACATTGTGGAATTTAACGCGGAAAAAGGCTATGTGCTGGTACAAGCTAAGGCTTACAGAAATCAGCTGGAGACTGACCCGGCCGGCATTGATTATGCACATGGCTATCTTGCAGCTTATCCGGACAAAATGAAACGCTGGATGATTGAGGACACATGCACATCAGCTTTGATGCGCGTGATGGCTTTGGTTATGGGTGGCACGGAAAAAGCCACAAAAGAGGTTATGGCAATTGTTAAGACTGAAACACCAGCTGCTGACTATGACTACTGGACAACCAAGCATGGAGATGTGCCTAGCTATCAGACAAGAGAAGAAGCTGAAGAAGCTGATGAAACTGGATGGGCGGTCAATGGCGTGCCAATGTGCTCACATGGATCAATGCGCTGGAATCAGAGCAAACCCGATGCACCTAAAGCTTGGGCCGGCTACTTTTGCACCGAGAAAGCAAAAGAAAATCAATGCAAACCTCGATGGTATGTGCTAACAAGCGATGGCACTTTTAAGCCACAGGTGTAATCATGAGAAAAAAACGATTGATTGTATTACTAGCAACGATTGAAATTATGGCATTGACTCTGATGATGTGGCTGGTGTTCAAATGAGCGATTACATTGAAATCATCCATCCACAGACCATGACAGCTAAATTGCTATGCAATGGTGTGCTGGTCGAAGAATACAAAATTGAGCAA